ACGAATGGATTAGCAATGTACGATGTTCCATCTATAATTAGCCAATTGGGATCATTTTTGTGTTGTTCGTACATTCTTATCCAAAATGCACAATGGTAACAAACACCGTCTCTTTCCATAATTGAACGGATATCGCATTTGACAAAATGTTCTGGGTTCATATCATGGATATGATTCTGTCCCGATCCATCTTCTTGTCCGCACTTAGGACATATCTTTTTCTTTGTTTCCATATTTTTTCGCTTTTTTACCTTACTCTTCCCATTCTATTTTTACTGTTTTGCAATATAAACGACCTGACTTTTCACCTGATTCCATCCTATCCTTTGCTTCTTTTTCAGATTCAAAAAGATTAAGTCCCGGGAACAGTAGTCCATTTTTATCTTTGTACAAGTTTATCCATCTCTTTTGTTTTGCAGATTTCATGAAAAGATCACACAGACATCCCCTTCCATCGTTACTATATCTTCCCATATTGTTATAAGAGAAAATAGTTTCATTGCCAGCATCTTTTACTAAGGCCACAATAGGATATTGCCCTTCCCTATCGAAACACAAGATTCTTGCCTCATGCCCATCTCTTGTACATACCGGATGTCCGGCTTTCGCTTTTTCTAAATCAAATTTCTTCATTTCAAAATTTCATTTTTTCAAGTTTGACAATCTGCTTTTTCAAAGATTCGATTTTCTTAAATCTCATCTCTTTCTGCTATATTCAATGTAGTTAATTTACCCATGATTCAATTCTCCTCAAAATATTCAATTAATTCTTCAACAGTAGCTTTACGCCAATTAGGAGATACTTCCGACATATTTTCATTCTGTTTGTTGAAAGCAAAAAAGTCCTTGTCGAGATATAAACCATTGGTTTGCGTCTGTATCGTTTCTTATTGCGGCAATAGCCAAGAAAAGTTCTTCATTGTCATTGCAATCTATTCGTCCAGCACAATTCCATGTCGTATGTGGATTACAAGAATCAAAAGTTTCGTTTTTAATGGTAGTGAATTTGTCCATTCCTGTAGCCAAACACAATTCATTATCATCAGATACCCATTCTGACGGTTCATATCCTAACTCTTTTAATTTGTTGCGAAGCTCTGGGTATTTTTGCGTATAAAACACGTTTTAGTAAATGTCATAATTTCAATCCTCCATGATACCTAACAAATCATTTAAATATGCCCATTGTATTGTTTCACTGAAACAATACAGAATACACCCTGGACGGGACGATATAAAAACTTGATCTTCTTGAAGGATACCCATCAGTTTTCCTTTCTCATGGACACAAACAATAAACTCACCAACTTTAGGTTTTACTGTTTTATCATGCCATACAGAATCTATAAACCAATTAACACCTTCTCTAAAGGCAACCGCAACACTGTTTAGACTTATATCATTATGGAAGTACCCTATTCGTTCTTGCTCTGTCTTTTTAAAGACAGAAGATGCTTTTGTTATATCTTTTCTTTTCATATCTATTCTGCTAATTCAATTATTGCTTGTCTGAATGACATATATTCTCTTAATTTAGATATTGTTCCATCCTTCTTTGCTTTCATAAGAATAGGAACAACTTCATTTGCCACAATTTCATATCCAGTTACATAAGCAAATTTCTTTTCTTCTGGAACTATTCTTATTCTATTAATACCGAGACCTCGGAGTTCATAAGCGGGAATAGTCAAACAAACTTTACTCCCAATAGGGAATTTTTGATTAGAGGATATATATTCATCCTCTAAGTCTCTCATTTCTTGTTTCCAACTATCAATCTCGGATTGAATTTCCGCTTTTCGTGTTTTAAAATATGATTTGTCCATGTTTATTCTTCATTTTTTGTAAATACAATTTCTTACCTTTTTCTGTCAACCCTAAAGTATGAGTATCGTCTGCCCATTCGTTGAAAATTGCCAACGAATGGGCAGGACATCCATAAACAAGTTTTACTTCGTATTCTCCGCCGGGTGAAATAGCATCATCTCCATATCCAGCAACTAACTTGCTGTCAAAAGCCATTAGATTACCATAATTATTGGCAAAGAAAATACCTGCATCTTTACATGCTTTGTAAGCCTCTTCAATCTATTGAAAGCTCTTTTCTGCTCGTATGTTAATTCGCATACTGAATATAATCCATCATCCATACTCTTTATTTTTTACTTTGAATAACGCTTTTTTTGAAGATGTGTATATGTTCAATTCTTTTTAATCTCTGTTTACTCTTTCAATAAATTCATCCGGTCTAATTTGTTGTGTTCCCAGTTGTTTCAATAAATTAGCACCTTCTTTCTTGCTTTCCGATTTTACAGTATTCACAAAGTTTTCAATACTCCCTACAAGCGCGTCCAATGCCAGTGCAATATCTTCTCGAATGATGAATGATCCTTCTTCTGGATATTCATATCCTTTCCACATTACTTTGTATGGACGTTTTATAGCAAACGATTCGCTATAATGATTGCCATGAGTAACCTCTTTCATATTTTCATGTTTCATTTCAGGGGAATCAAGCGCAGAAAATAAATTCCTTAAAGATGCTATTAGATTGTAGTAATCATCTTTCTCTGTAATATATGGAGCATCAAAATATTTCACCCAAAACTCCACATATTCTTTCTTATGGTTGACTGTACGCTTTTGTATAGCTTTGTATTCTATAAGTTCATCCATGCACTTGAAACAAATACTGTCTTTTGCTGAACGACGGCTTTCCTTACCGGACTTACCACAACAAGGACAAGGAGTATCACCTATATATATTCTTGCCATAACTCAGTTCTTTTTAAATTATAGTTATTGAAAAATCAGGAGTATCATTAATAATTGAGACTATTCTCAATATCTACACCGCACCATTTTTCTGGATCACCTTTCTTCTCGCCATCCACAGATACATAGCCTACACCTTCAATCAAATGTTTTGTTCCGAACACTGTGGCGTACCATGCAATATATCGAAGCATATCTTCTTCACTGGCACTGTCTTCTATCACATCTCGATAGCTTTCAAGCGCAGCCTTAAACTCTTCCGATTCTGGATCGTACTTCATACTAATGGTCGCGCTGACCTCTATATCTATTTGTTTCATGATATTAATAGTCTTCTCTAATGATTGCTATGATAATCATTTCAATAGCAAGAATAGTCATACCAACCCAAACATGAAATTCAAATCCAATTGCAAATAGCGATACGAATAACAACGCAACCCCGCATCTTCCCAAAAATTTATTCAATCTTGTCATAACTTTTCTTCGTATTGTTTGTGATGAACTTTTTCTCTATCCGTATAGTAGTCTCTTTCGATCAAGTCCATAAGTTCCGACATGCTTTCCGAATTATCGTCAGAGGATTTACCTTTAAAGAAATACCGCATATATTCTGCAAGTCCTTTTGCCGCTTCATGAAATGCTTTTTCTTTAGTTTTCCATTCATCAGTAGGAACAAATCCTCTTTCTTTGAAATGAAGCAAATACAAGTCCAAATAATACACGGACAAATCCGCCATATTGAGTGAAAGATTGAGTGTCTTTGCTGCCCAAGAAACAAGTGATTTTTCCAAATTTTGTTCTTGGTAATAGAACTTGTCTTTGGATTTCAGGTAATCCAGTTCTTCTTGCAGACGTATTCTTTTTTGATTCAGAAAAGAAATTTTTGCCCAATTTCTTGTACTTCTTGCTTTACTGATTTCTCTTTGAACTTCCCTTAGTTCAATAGAAACTTCTGTTTTTGTTCTGTCTTTTGTTTCCATATTTTGTTGTTTTTGAGATGATTATATTATTCTACATCAAAAAGTTGATCCATAAAAGCAAGTTCCTTTTTCAAGTCTTCTTCGTTATTGAATCTAACTTTTATGCTGCCAAAAGAAGTTTTGAACAGGAGGTAATATACATTTTCATCGGGACGGGAAACAGGTTTGTATTCCCGGAACATAGTCTTTTTGATATAACTGTTTCCTACTTTCACAAAATCTGAAAATGTTTCTATCAAACGTTCTTTAATCGAAACCATTTCTTTATTGTCTTTGAAAGGAATAATTTCTTCTTTTCCTCTTATCTTTATGGAAAGAAAAGGCGAGGTGTTTGCTGTTTGATCTTGAAACTTGAAATAAGAAACAGTTTGTTTGGGCAATCTTCTGTTTTGTAAGATAAAATAAGTCATTGTGATACAGTAATTTAAAAAATGAGATAAAACACGGCGGAAGACGACGAATCATTCCGCCGTGAAACTTAAAAATATGGAAACGTTGGATTATCGTTCTTTAGGATCGTCTTTTGTTCCTATCAAATGTTCGTTTCCTTCAAAAGGAATACATTCATCCCACATACCGGAAGAGGTAAAATATTTGCCTTCTTTTGAAGTATGAGAAAACAAACAACAATGCCAAGTATCAAATATCCCTTTCTCAGAATCTTTTGCAAGCACTTTTTGAAAAGGCTGGAATTTTGGTGTTTCCTGAACCTTTACCGCAACATATAAAGGTATTGAAATTACATGACAAACAGAAATAGGTTTCTTTGCAGAATTGAAAATAAAAGGATTGTTAGTTGCAATAGAATTTTTAGTTATATCCAAAGGTTTCAATTCGTATTTTCCCAATTCAAGCATCCATTCATAAAACACATAAGGAAGATCATTTAAATAGATACTTCCTGTATCCTCTACTTTTTCAATAACTAAGCATTTTCCACAAAGTTCACTTAATACCTTTGTGAATGAGCAACTGTAACCGGTCACTGTTACATTCCCTTTTTCGTCTTTGTTATTGTTGTACCAATCAAGACTTTTGATCCGTACAATGTCACCTTCTTTAAGTTTCGTTTCCATACTTTTCGTTTTTATTTTGTTTGTTACTATAAATAAATCAATCCTTCTTCTCATCGCCAAATAAGTCTTTTGGAGAAACATCAAGAATATCAGCTATTTCTTTTAACCGATTCATGGTAGGATTCCCATTCAGACATCTATAAAGAGATTGTCTTGTTACTCCTAATTTTTCTGACATCTGGGTCACAGAAATACCTTTTTCTTGCATAATCTCTTTAATTTTTAATCCATTTTTTTGCATTAAGTTTAAAATCGTTTTCTTTATTCTGCCGCAAATGTAACACTTTAATGTTACATGACAAAATATAATGTTACATTTTTGTCGAAATTCAGTCAAAAACTTTTAGTGTTAAAATAACACCAACTAAAATGACTGCGATAAGAACAACGATCATCTCATTGTCGGATACACATATCTTCGCTAATCCATCTGTTACAAGATACATCATCACCGACTTAACCAATCTGCTTTCTGTTTTCC